AGAATAAGAACCTATATCAGTCAAAACATCAAATTTATAAATCATATTGTCTTTTACCACTGTTGGCAATACGCTGTTAGCCCGATAAACTGTGGTTAGCCTATACGTGTATGTATAGCCATCAATTGTTATATCTTTATCTATTTTGGGCTTAGAAAAATTTCCAAATTCATCAAGTAATGGTACTACTTGATGACCAGTTATAAAACCATTACTGTCAGTATCATAAACAATAGCATAATTTAATTTATTTGACTCATCCCCTTCAAAAATATCTTCTTCAACACAAAGAATATGTATTTTTCTGAATTTATCAATATCATAACCGCCGAGCCACACTATATAAGGATAGTCAATTGTATATGCGCTAATATATTCATTTGGATAGGTTGTAAAGTATTCATTTAAATCTTGCACCCCCCAAGTTTCACACACTTTTTGGGCATATATATTGTTTTCTTTCTTCCCCAAATCTATCTTATACAAAGAGTCATCTGGTTGCCTTAAATAAACAGCCTCTATCCAATCAGTATAAATAGAATTCCCATTTCCATCTGTCCAATCACCATAAACATTAAATATTATTTCTGGATACACAAAGCCGTAACATCTGTTTCCAGTATTATAATCTGCATCATCAGCACACTCAACCCATATACTTCTATAATCGTATTCTGCCTCAAAAATAATGTCCCCATTATTATAGTAATTCATAAAATTTGTAAATTCGTCATTTACTATCTCAAACGTATTTGTGTTACTGTCATATTTAGCAAACTGTGGTGCATCAACACAAACAAATAGCGCTCCATAATCTTCAAGATTATAAATTAACGGTTTCATATAAGGGCTTGATAACACCCATACAGAGTCGTATATTTTACGCTCCCCAGTTGTCAAGTTGTAAGTTGTAAAAATTCCTCTTAGATTTAAAACACCATCATATAACTCAACCATTTCTGCAACTATTATTTCATTGTTATTATTTTTAAAAAACTGTGTATATATTGCCACATCTTGACTTGTTAGACTTGCTCTATACGTGGCTTTTTCTTGTTCTGTGAGCTGACTGTTTTCAATTATACTTGCTATTTTACCACCTTTTATGAATTTTGGTATTATGTTTAATTTTAACTCTTTACTGTTTAAATCAAACGTGTAAAACATATAAAAATATTCTGATAATAATACAAACTTATGCCATAAGTGTCCAAAAATTTGAATGTAAAAAACGTCGTTAAAAATTTTTGACTTATGATATGTCCAGTTTTTATAATTATAAAAATTATAGCCTATGTAATTAATCAATATGTTTATATCATTTTTTATAGTAGCAAAATCTACTCCTTCACTACTATCCCCGTACAATAATAAGATACCATAAATAGAATTTAAAAAATTAATGCTGTCTGTTTCTACAAATTGGTGTTGAATATTGCCACCACTTGGGGTCTGTATATTAACCTTCACCTTGTTTGAGGTGAAATCAATACTACTAATTTTTTTTATTAATTCATTACTGTTTAAAATCATTATTTCCCCCAAAAAAAATTATTGTGTGAGAATATTTAAATTGGCACTGGTATTTTGAGGATTTAAAACGTACTCTACAACAGCAACACCGTCAATTAAATATTCAGAAACACCGTCAATAAATAAAACATCCCCAGTCTGAGCAGTATAGTTGTTATCTTTGTATGTCAAACTTCCATTGCTTAAAATTACAACCTTATCAGATTTTTTATTAGTAACAACTGCCCCCTCTGGGAGTTTAAATCCTTTTACAAATAATTGTGTCCCTAATGAAGTATTTTTAATATAAAAATCGTAATCAAAATAATTTTCATTATGTATAAATAACGTTATGTCTTTGTTAATACCTTCTGTAACATTTGTTTGCACTATTTGACTGCGCATAAGTTTTAGAAAATCACTTATGTTTGTACTCGCATCTGCACTTGTGAATAATCCAGATTTAACGCCCTCAAGCCCATTTAAATCTATATTTTTTACATCATCTACGATAAAGGTTTCATTGTTGAAGTTAAATCCATAACAGTATGCACTATTTGAAACCCCAAATACGTTAAAAAGCAAAATATCTTTGTTTATTCCAACTGGGATTGTAGTCCAATCTGCATTTGACTCGTAACCGAGCGCCATTAATGAACAACTTACAATTGGCGAAACATTAAGTACGCTTGAGCTGAGTATTCCCTGTATTGACCCAATTCCGATTTTTTCCCAAACAAAATTTAAATTGCCATCATACTTATAAATATTAACATACCTAAAATTAAGTGGGATATCACCATCCCTCATACTTACTACAAGATAATAACTTCCATTGTATTTAACAATTTTATCGTAATAACCATCATTTTCCAAAGAACTTTTTGCTATGCTCTGCCCTTCTATTTCAGAATAAAAATTATATGTTGCACTTGTTGTACCATAATAACCACTGTCACAAAAAGTTTGACTATTAACGGGCAACATCGTAAATGTCATTTTCCCAGTGTTGCTATCATAATCACAAACAAAATAAACGCTGTAATTCTTGTTTGTGTTATTAATGTAATATCTAATACTAAAAAAAGCTTTATCAAAACCAGTTGTGTCAAGGTTAATTGTGTCAACTTTATTAAGAAAAAAGAATGTATCATACCCCTCAGAAAACCCCAAATTTGTAGTAATATCAGCTAAAAAACTATCAATAGAAGTATAATCGTAATCCCAAGTTTTTGTAACATTATTATAATATAAAAATGCAAGAGGTTTATTTGCCTGATAATTATCACATATTAAAGCAACTGGTAATGGTTTCCCTACTTTGTTATAATAATGTCCTTTATAATACGAATATGGTGAAAACCATAAATATTTATAACCCGGAGCATACCCAATATGTGTTTCAATTTGACTTTTTATATTGCTTAGCTCTATATCTTGCGTCGCAGAGTCCCCACTTGTTAAATTGTAATCCCCAATATTACCGTCCCATTCAAAAACTATTCTGTATGGAGTACTGCCAAAACTATCTGTTGCTACAAAAATAATAGACTCTGCATCACTATACCATTGTCCACACTTACCAAAACCAGTTAGCCCAGCCAGTGTAGTGTCATTTGAAATTGGATAACTATATGACTTCATAGTTGTAAGATTAAAATATGACGCAACAAATTGACTCCACTTTGTAACTTTAAGTGAAACAAAAAATAAATCTCCGTTAGATAGCTTTAAAAAATTATTAATTTGGTAGTCTGGAGTTGTATCAAAAACAGACACAACTCCCCCACCTTGTTCTTCTGCATTCATTCCAAAAATTATGCTTGAAACTTCTAACGTGCTACAATTAATTTTTAGAATGTAATCACCGTACCATTCATAGTTGTCTGGATATATTGTATACCCTTCAACTTCTGATGTGTTGGTTACCTTACTTGCCCCAAATCTTATATATAGTATGTCACCATCTAAATATGTCATTGATTGATATAGTGAGTAATGTGCCTTGTTTATATTTGTATCACCAACATTTAGACCAGTAAAAATGTTTGCGAGTATGTCTTGCATAGTTGAACCATCTTTCAACTCTCTTCCAGTTTTACTAACAAGACCCTTTTCAATAGTTGAAAAATCTAAATCTACAAAAATGTTGTCTTGTTGTAATTTGTCATTAATGGCTTTTTTAAGTTTTTGAAATTGCTGTAAATTGTAAGACATTTTAAGACCTCACTATTGAAGTTAAATTACCATTCCCGTCATAACCATAAGTTTTAGTAAGAATTACTGTTGTCCCATCTGTATCAGTATATTGTTCTGTTAGTATATTCCCATTTCCGTCATACGTGAATAATAGCTTATTCCCAGTATCAGCAATCATCTCAGTTATGTTTAAATTTTCGTCATACGCTATATTTGATATTGACAAAGAGTTAAAATATAAATCAAAAATCTGTATAAGCGCTTGATTAATTCCATCAACAATTCCCTGATTAACGTTTTCTGTTACTTGCTCCTCAGTTAATCCGACTTTTATTACCTTATCGAATTTAATATCAATATTTGGCATTTAATCCCCCTTAAAAGTAACGTCTTGCAATACTTTTACTTTCCCACTTAACAAAGTAAAAACCTTGCCATCTATATTTAATTGAAAATCATAGTAATATTTTTTATTTGGCGTTAGTTGCTCCGTTAATTCATTTGGGATATGTAAATATGTTACTCCGTTTTCTGCGTCCTCGTGTTCTGTAATTTCTATTTGTATCTCTGCTTCTTCATCTGGGAGTGCAATATCACTTTTCATTGTAAAATAAATTGTTGCGTTTGTTAGAGGGAACGGGTTTCCATCTTCACCAGTAAGAGTAATATTATACTCTACCGTGTCCCCCCTATAAAAGTTCTCAATCATAATAAACCCCCAATAAAATAATTTATGTTGTAAAATAATTTTCTATCACATTTGCATCAAACCCTGAAGAAAACCAAGTATATGACTCAAGCTTTAAAGTCCCACTTAATCCACTGCTTTCAGTAACATAGTTATATGTTGTTGGGATTGTATCCGATGTAACAAAAAATCTTGCAGTAGTATCGCAAGATGAATTGCCATTAATTATACATTCAGAATATATATGTAGTTTATTCAAATCTATATATGGCAACGTCATACTTGCAGTTTTAAAAAGTTCTCTCATACTTTCATAAGTGGTGTTTGGCTCTGTGTATTTAAAAGCGCTAAATAACTTTACAAAATCGTCAATTGTTGGAGTAATAGAAAAATTAATCCAACCCCTAATCCTGCTTGCCGATTGATAAGACCATATAAATCTATCTTCTGGGTCATACCATCCACTTACAAATATTTTTTCAGTTGTCCCTAAACTTTCATAATATTCCTCTGGGAACCAAATGCTATTACCGTGTATAGTTAAATATGCCCCATAATCCCTTTGATAACCACTGTCATTTATCACTATATTGTCATTAAAACTGTATTTGTGAACTAATTTATTATCATAATAAAACATTTTTGTTGCGTTTACATTTATATTGCCAGTTGTAGTGAAATAGACGGCATCTGGTGCACTGTCAGCTTTTGCATATTGTTTTATAGCAAAAGGCAAAAAAACAACAAGAAATTTATTTTTATCCATTTGTAGTATTACATCAGCAATATTTCCAGTTACTGAATAAGCAACATCTGTTTTTGTGGATGTAGAATATCCCATTTGTACTTTATCTATTTCACTTGTAATTGAAAAAAAACCAGTTTTGCCAGTTGACCTATTGCATTCAGTAATAAGACGTGCATCACTACTGACTGTTTGGGTATCATTTGAAAGTATATTCCAGCGCTTTAAATAGTCTGCTATTAATACGTTTCTTGAGTAATTATCTTCTACAATAAAACTGTTCATATTTATAGAAAATATATTCTGGTTGTTTTGTTGTATTACGTCGTGCATAATACCATAAATACTGGTAATACCGCCAAACTGCACCCCAGCCCAATGTCTTACGTTAAATCTAATACTTTTCCCATAAACATCTGTTGTATAGAAATAATCATAAATATCCTTGTAAATCCCGCTATGACCAACATATCCAAGAGTTGTACTATATTGTTCAAAACGTGCCATTACAAACATATCGCCAGCGTGCCTTTTATCAAGCATTATTGAGGCGAAACTTTTAAATGTAAAATAAGGTAGAATAATAAAATAATTTGGGAGTTTTGGGGCTCTTGGCTCATATTTATACCCAATAATCCTTTTAGCCCCCTCCCAAGTACAGTCTAAAAACTCTATTATTACATCATCGCCAACCTTTAATGTTTCCTCATCAACTACCCCAAAAATTGCCTGAAAGTAGTTTGTAAGTGGTATATTATATAATTCTGTATATTCATTTGCGTCTATTTTCTGGTGTCCAATTAAAAGTTCTTCTACTTCGACATCTACCGTATTATCTTCATTTATTTTTGTTATTTTCCCATATCTGAAGCGTGGGAAAAATCTTTCTTTGCCAGCCATCATTGCATAATTTAAAAAAGTCTGTGCTGGTGTCATTGCTGTTGTTTTTTCTGCTATTTTAACACTTGTATCAACCTGATTTACTTTTCTGATATTATAAACTTCTTCATATTTTTCTTCGGTTGTCCTTACAACTGTTATGACCTCAACAATATCCCCAGCTTTAATAAACTCAAATATTGAGTAATAACATTTAATATCTCTTTCTTTAAATGCTTTTTCATCGAGTAGTTTATTTAATTCTAATTGCTTATTATTTTTAATTGTGAATGTGTATATGTAGATTTTTATTTTTTCTTGCAAACTATTAAAAATAGTTTGTAGTTCGTTTTGTTTATTGGTTAATTGTTCTGTATATTCCCCAATATCAATTATACTTTCTTCATCTTCATTATTTACTGCACTTGTTAAATTACTTGATAAAACTTCTATTTCGTTTTTTACAATATTTATATCACTTTTTAAGTTGTCTATTGTAGTGTTTAAATTATTTAGTTGTGTGTCAAGCACTGCTATTTGTGCGCTCAGAGCTTCGATTTTTATTAAGTCGGTTTCTCTATAAAATATATTTACGTATGCTTGACAGTTTGGGAGAATTTCTGTAACCATTCCATAAAGTTTTGTACTCATTATCTCCCCCTAACAACAACCTTCTGATTATCAAAAGACAAGAAGTAACTCACGTTTTCAATAATTGTGTCTATCCCCTTGTAAGATAAAATATCATTTGGGAAAAATTTTATTTCTTTATTTAAAAAATTTAAATCCTTTTTAGTGTCCCCAAATTTATCTGAAATAACAAATCTTGTGATATTATCTATCTCAAAATTATTGCCGACTCTTGCAGAATAATCAACCGTTTTCCTTGCAGTAATTATCATTGAATTTTTATTAGCCCCCTCATAATAACTAACACTTTCGATTGTTAAACTAAACAAGTAATTATTATTTTGGTATAGTTTTAATGACTTCCCCTCATACCCCAATAAAAATTGCATTTTAAAATAATCTGGGATAACTGCTGACAAGAATATTTCTTTTGTATTAATGCTACACTGCACACTTGAAATATTATCAATTTGTATGTTATCATCAACCAAAAGAAAAATATCCATATTACTCCCCGATTATGTCGCAATATCTGTTATTTTCGTCTATTGTATATGTTGCATTTGTTACAGTAAAAGTAGCCCCAGTTTGTTTGTCATTTACTACACAATTTGGCTCAATAAATTCGTCATCTGCTATTACTCTATACTGGTATTTATTATTATAAAACGACCTTGTTACTATATTTTTTAAGTCAATCGTTCTTGGGTAATTAACAAAATCGTTTTCACATTTAAAAGTCATCTTGTTGTTTATAATATCATAGTCAATATCATAAATATTTTGCTCTATAATATAACTTTTATATGTTTCTTTATTTATACCAAATATCTTTGCCCTTCTATAAACCTTCAACTTATAAACAGATAAATCAGTCATATTTGAGAAATCTTCATAACTAATTGGACATACATATTCACCCCTTGCTTTTCTATCTACCGTCATTCTATATGAAAGCGATATAATTGAAAAACTATTAACTATGTTATTATTTGCGTCAGTTAAATCTATTCCGTATTGGGTAAATCCAACAAATTTTTCTGATTGTGTTATTATAACACTTCTATTTGCATCAACTGGGATGTTGAGTATAAAATCAACAGAGTTTTCTACTGGGATAACCTCTGTTCTATCAAAACTTACATCAGCCCCAGTTATTTCATTAATTACAAACGCAAAAGGGAGTCCAGTTAAATCATAGTTATATGTAGTTCCGTCATCTGTTACATTATAGCTCACTCCTGAAATTATTGACATAAGCCTTCCCTGCCTTTATATAATTAAGAAATTGTGAAAAGCGTCGGCAAGTTTATATTTAAATTTCCAACAATAGTTTGTTCTGCTTCAAAGTCTATGTAACAGAGTACATAATGTTTTGTATCCCCACCTATGTTGTATAATACCATTGCATACCTAAAAGTAGCGTTTATATCTGTCCATTGGTCAATCGTTATCCCAAAAGAAGTTGTATTGCTTGAATATGTAATATTGCCAACAGTATTTTCTACTGGTGTTACTCCGAGCGCCTCATAATTCACCAAATCAGCATCTTCAAGATAAGAATTTATTGTTGCAGTATTTATCCCATCTCTTAATAATACGCATTTAAATTCTTTTGTTGCGTTATCTAACAAGTAGTTTGCATTACCTTTCATAAGGTCATAAACAAACTGATTATTAAAATAGAAAATCATACCTGCGCTCCCAAATTCTCATCTATGTATAAAATAAACGTGAAACTCCCATCTTTGTTATCTTGAATGCTGTCAATTTTACACTTAAAAACACCATCAGCAGTTGAAACTATTATGTGAGAAATATATTCCAGCATAAAAAAGGCTTTCCCTAATTCTTCCTTGTTCTTTGGTTTAAAGGTGATTGTTATTTTACTGTCTGTAATTGAATAACCATTATCAATACTGTATGTCCTGCCGTCCAGAGTTTTAATTCTGGTAATCCTGCGCTTTAAATTGTCATAATTAAAAGGCGTGTAAATATACAGTTCTCTATTTACTGCAAAATCTGCTGGTGCTATGCCTACGCCAAACATTTTACACCCCCATCTTACCCAGTACAACCAAGCAGAAAATCTGATTGCTCCTCTGCAATTTTCAATTGTACTTTCTCCAAAATATTCCATAAAACCATTTCTAATGCAGGCTCTAATCCGTTTGAGTCAATTGTAATTAATCCCTGACCATTAGCAACAGCCTGAGCCTTTTTGTTGTATAATTCAATTTGAGCCTCAATTAATTGTTTTTGTAAATCAAAACTTTCTCTTTGTATGTCGAGTTGTTGTCTTATAGCATCTTCAATACGCCATCTATCAAAAGTGTCCTCTGCTGACAAAAGACTGCCAAATAAAGACGGGATACCACTTGTAACACTTTCAAAATCATTTGCGAGCGCCCTAAATGCTTCTTTTACTTTTTCTGTTTCTGCATTTATGTTGGCAATCTTTAACTCAATGAATTTTGTTTCTTTTTGCAGTGTTAATTTTTCAATTTCCTGCTGGTATTTATCCTTTTTAAGCGTTGCCTCAACATTTACAGTTGCTTTTGTTTTATCTAAATCACTTGTATTTAATTTTGGTTTCAATTCGATATTTGGGCTTACATTCTTCTTACCTATGTCGTCTAAATTATTACCAAAACTGGTAGCTTCTTCATCTGTAATACCAATCTGAGCCTTTAATTCGTCCCAAGTTTGTTTCATTTTAGTTGTGCTTTCTGCACCTTCTTCACCAGATTTGGCTATTTTGCCAACTTGTTCTGAGGCTTTTTCTGCACTGTTCCCAGTTTTTTCAAGTGCATCACTAACTTCTTCTGAACCACCGACTAAAGCGTCAATTGATTGGCTAAATCCTTCCGCCGCCTTTTGATAACTATCTTTCATTGTTTCAAAAGCGCCTTTGTACAGATTATCCATTTTTTCTCTGAAGTCGCCTATCTTATCGGAAGCCCCAAAGGTTATTGTATCAAGAAAATCTGCAAAAGATGAAATTGTTGCCAATATTGATGAAGATATTAAATCAAAAACAGTTTTTAAGGTATTCCATAACCCCGACATAATCCCACCGAAAAACTCTATAGTGGGTTGTAATTCAATTAAGTCTTCTTTTATTGCTTTAATACCACCTGCAACAACTATACCACCCTCAGCAACAAGTTTCATATTGGTTAAAAATGCACCAAACGTTTTAGCCTGCTCACTATCAACATCTTTGAAAGTGTCAATCCCTTGCTCTAAGGCTTTCCATACCCCCTTCAATTCCTCAATCATACCTGAAGTAATATTGAGCAATGAAGCAAAACCATCTGTTGCAGTTTGTAAGAAATCAGTTAAACCACTTTCAGTAGTTAAATCTACATCAAAAAAATCACTTAAAGCATTTTTTAAGTTTTCTATTGAGTCAAGTAAATTTGATAAATCAACATTTTCAAAAGCTTCTGGGAGTACATCTGCTACGCTTTCTATGTACCTTTTAGCATCGTCGAGTTGACTTTTTATTTCGTCTATTAATGGGTCAAGTGCACCACTATCAACCGAAACTTTGAACCCACTAAACAAATCTCCCAATGCGCCTAAAACCCCACCAATTTCATCTTCAAAATTTGTTCCAAAAGAAATAGCAAAAGCTCTAAAGGCGTTTTGCATATTTTGTAACTGTAAATCTAAGTTCTGTGACATTTTTTTAAATGCTTCTTCAGTCGCACCAGCAGAGTTTTCCATTTGTTTTAGTGTATCTGTATATTTGCCATTTGTGTTAGCACCAAGAGCTAACACTGCATTCAACCCTTCGACTGAGCCAAACAATTGCCCCATTATTTCTACATTTCCACCTGTCGCATTGTAAACGTCAATTAAAAACTGGGCTAAACCTTTTGATTTTAATGCAGTTACATCAAATTGAATACCAAGTGTGTCTGCTGCCTTTTGAGCTTCACTTGATGGTTTAATAATGTTTGAAAGTGCCGCCTTGATACTTGTAACAGCTTGGCTTGTTGGCATACCGCTTGCCGTCAAAACTGCAATGGCGGCATTTAATTGTTCAATATTAACCCCAGCCGAGCTTGCTACTCCAGTTACCTGTGCAATACTACTTGCTAATTCTGGGATTGTTGTTTGTCCCAACTGTACTGTCTTAAAGAATGAGTCAGAAACCCTTTGCGCTTCATCAACACTTAAACCATAAGCGTTCATTGTTGAAGCCAAAAGTACTGTTGTTGCATTTAAATCAGCCTTACCAGCAACAGCCAATTTTTCAGCGTTAGCAACAACGTCTAATGATTTTGAATATTCTGTCCCTGCTGAAATAGCGCTGTACACTGCTTGGTTAATGTTTTCTATGCTCTGTGTAGATTTTGTAGCGTAGTCTAAAATATCATCTTTGAATTTATTCAAATTACTATCAGAAGTTGTAAATAATGTTGAAATTTCATTAAAAGACGTACTGAATTTACCAGCCTCAGTAATAGCGTAAGCAAGCGTCCCAGCTGTTAATGTGGCAATAGCTCCGTCAATTTTAACTACCCAATCAAATACGTTAGCAAAGGGAGTTGCCACCTCTCTTGCCATACTGTCAATTGTGGTCATTCCGTTAGAAATACTTGAAAGCCCACTTGCCACTGAGTTTATTCCGTCAACCTCAAAAACAATTTTTAAAGTTTGTGTTAAATCAGCCATAGCCACACCTTTTATTATTTACGTTTTCTGATAGCCTCAAGTTGTTTATTTTTCTCCTCAAAATACATCCCCCACAAATGTAGCTCTATGTCAGTTAAAAAACCCTCTGGGAAAATGTCTGGCAACACCTCAAAAAGAAATTTTTTATTGTTATCACAGAGGGATAGTGCAACTTTTATTCTTTCTTGTCCCCAGAGGATTTTTGCTTTACCAAGCTTTCTTGCCCCTTACCAGTAAGCTCTAATATTTTGTTTGTGATGTTAAAAAACTCAACTGGAAATCTGTGGCAAAATTTAAGAGCAAATTCCTGATTAACCCCTTTTGGCTCTACAACTGCGAGCTTAAACATTTCAATTCTTTTCACTATATCAACAGGTGTGCTTTCCCCAAGTCCCAAACCTTCAAAAGCACCCTCAACTTTTTCTTTTGGATTTTTACTAAATAGTTTTTCAACAACTTCGTTTACAATAGTAGTTTTTTCAACTGCCTCATTAACAAGCCCAAGCTCAATTCCAGTTAAGCCCCTAACAACAAAAGAGGGCTTATCGCCCTCATCAAAAAAATCTTTTAAGCTCTCAACTGTAATTTCTGCTTGTCTGGGTTGAAATTTTGTATTTACAAATTTGTTTACATCAAACCCCATTAAGCACCTCTTTTATTCAGCAAATTCTGCTGTTGGATATTCACCTGAAATTGTAACAGTAGCTTGTATTTGGTTATCTACTGGAAATGTCCTTTCAATTCCTACAAGACCCTGAGAAATTTGATAAGCTGGTTTATTTCTATCAGGGAAAAATTTAAATGTTAAATAGTCATTCTTATCTGCTACAATGCTATCAGTTATACCATCATCAAGTAAGGCTGTAAAACTACCCTGCCCGATACTTGAGCTTGAGGAAGCAATTGCCCCGTTATAGTATTCTGTTGAAGTAACAGAATGGCTTTTTTCAATTGGAGTCCAATTCATAGCTTTTGGTATTTCCCCAAAAATTGGCACATAATATTTCACATAAACCTTTTTAGTTGTATCGCCTGTATGTATTTTTGGAAGACTGTTTGCAAACTCAACATAAGCATTAGCTTTTGAAGCTTGTTTTGAGTAAGTACCCTCTCCAACTGCGTTATAAGAAAAAACTGGAAAATCATATCTTTCCTGATGCTGTCCAATAACTTGAAATATCTCAGTTGGGTCAAGTACTGCACTTGTTTGACTGTTTACTCTTACCTGACCAACTTCTATTTCATCAACCCCTATATATGGAGCAGAGCCTGCAACACCTCTTGCCTCACTGAAAGAAGTTCCCTCACTTCCAGCAATTACTTTTAATTCTGGTGTTCCAGAGTTTAAATAAGCAACAATTGAATTTACAACAAAATCATTTATAGAGCCTCTTGTAATTGTCAATGTTGCAGTATTAAAAGAATAAAGTTTACCACCTATGTAAGCAGTAAAACCTTCAATTGAAACTTCATCATTATTTGTTGTTGGAGTTATGAGCGCCCTACCACCTGCTATGCCATTTGGCTTTATGTCTGGCTCATAACCACTTTTTCTACTCATTAGTGTATTGGTTGGGTTAAATATTTTATTATCCCCTGAGTTTGTGATAGCTTCGTAATCTACTAAAATCCTACCACTTTCGTACATCACCATCGCATTTTTAGCTGTTGCCATAAAACAACCCCCTTAATTATCGTTATTATTAATTAATTCTTTTATGTCTAAAACCACTTCTGCGTAATAATAAGGATGAAAAATTCCCTTATCAGTTACGCAAGAGCTAACTTTTATATCCTCAACCCCATTTATGTCAGAATAATCAAACTGGTTAATATTTGTGATTATCTCACTAATTGTATCTATTAATTTTATGACTGCGTTATCTTTACCAGTTGAAAATATTCCGATATAAATTACAAGTTCCCAATTACTCTTGTATATTTCTTTATTATACATTTCGTAATTTATTTTTGCGTTTGTTGGGATATAACTAATAAATGGGAAATCACTTGACTTCACATTATTTGGGTTAATGACATTATCCAAATGTTTATAACCCTGCATTTTACCCTGTAAATGCTCTTTTATACTTTTCAAAACAATGCTTCGCATATTAACCCCTGTACAGATTTAATAAACCCAAGTCATTTAACCCCAAAGTAGCTCTATTAACTGTTTTAATCATAGAGTTTACTAACTCCTCATAAAACTTTGCTTTCTTAAATGCAAAACTGTCATCTGTCTGTGCTTCTACCAAGTACCTCAAGTATAATGCTTGGTATTTAGCAATTGTTTGTAACGTTTCATTGTCCTCAAGACTTGTGTCTAATGGGATATTTTTATACCTCAGCAAATTATCAACAAATAGATTTGCTTCTGTGATATTTGCACTGTCGGCTGTAACTATCCCATCCGTTGCTGAAGTTATATAATCCATAAGCAACCCCAATTTATTATTTTAAAAATTCTCTAATCCCCTCTAAAAAATACAGCGCAAACTTATCTTCATTTTCCTGTAATGCTCTATCCATATATTTACGACCAACCTGCACCCCAGTTTTAGTTTGTTTTTGTATTGACTTCTCACCTAAATTGTAAAACGCTTCGTGCATTTTCAGAGCATACTTCCCTGCTGGAGCATTAGCACTAATATAAACTGAACTTGTTAAGTCATTAATATTTGCGTGTTCTGCATCAACAGAATTTTGCAATGCGCCAGTTAGAAATGGCACTCTTAAAACAACTTCCTCAAGAGCCTTGTCTGCTATATCATTAAGTAGTTTTGCAACCTCACTTCTTATTAAGTCGCTTTTTAAATCCAACTTCTCAGCATAGGCTTTTATTCTTGAGCTTGTGTTTAAATCGAAAATCATTTTGCCTTCCCATTACCCTTTACTTTGTCCATTGCCTTCATCTTTTTTTCTTTTCTTGCAAAACCCTCATCACGTTTTGCAAAGCTTAGAGTTCTCTTAAATCTACCAATAGGCATTTTATTTGTTGTCTTATATTCCTCAAAATCTAAATTATTTAAATTATCAAGTAGTGTTAAAAGGCTTCCGTTTTCTATCAAAACCCCACTACCATCATCTTCAGCTATAATTTTCACGTTTTTTAAGAGTTCCTTATTAATAACATTGTCGTAAAACTTTACCTTGTATCCTCTTACGTCTTTTGCAATTGTGAGTCCATACGTATCATCTGCTATAATCTGTAACATTATTACCCCCTACTTATTTTTGAGTTTTGCTATATAATTAGGCAATTTTATACCTTCAAATTCACACTTCTTTTTTATAATTCTTAAATATTTGCCGAAATCAATTTCGTCATCTGGGGTACTTAAAATATAAATCAACTCATCTATTTCTAAGCCTCTAATCATTTCTTCAACAGGGGACACAATATAATCTTGCTTGAAATTTTCGCTTTCTTCTTTAAAAAACTTCATTGTTAATTTATTTTTCGGCTCAATAACAGCCCCAAGCAATTTACTGTTTGCAATAAGCATTTATGTACCCCTTTCATTTCTTTTTTGCTTTATTTACAAATTCGCCCATAAATTCTTCCATTACGTCATTTGTATATTTCTTCCCGTTTTTGTAGTAATAAACAAAACCTTCTGCAAAACCTTCAATACCATTCATATTGCCATATTTACTTTTAAACCCCATTTTTTGTGCCATACCCGTTTTATATCCGTATTCCTGCTGTAAAGTTAATAAGTCATATTGTTTTGCGTCTTTATAAAATATTGAGTGCCCCAACTCGTGTAAAAGGACATCATTAAAATTCTCGCTAATAGTCCAACCTTCTTTATAGTCTTCGTATATCATTTTATTAAACTCATCTAAAGAACCTTTGTTTTTTATAATATTTGTGTTTATAACAAATGACTGTTCCCCAGTATCAACATCTACGCTTAAAGAAGCATAAACATCTTTCTTTTTTAGCTTCCCATTTGTTGCCCAAATTTCTTTTAATTTCAAATCAAAGTCTTCTGTAACTTCGCTTAATACTTTAATGAACTCAGCTTGAAATTCAGTGGGCAAGTCTTTCAAATTAACTTTATCAGCCCAACCTTGTTCAATAATGTAATTTTCAACATCTTTTACATTATTAAAGATAGGTAATTTATCTACAATATCATCAGCTTTATTACCAAGAACACTTTTAGCTAAATCTTGAAGTACTGCTATATTACCTAACAAGTCTAAAACATCTATATCTGGGTTTTTCTCAAGTACATTAAATAAATCATCAAGTTTGCCTTCCTCTATCACTATATCTGCAAGCTTATATATGTTTTCCATTCTTTCATTATATGGCAACAACCTATGCTTACATCTGGGATGAAATATCTCACCTGTTGCCCTTACGTCGCTTAGTGTCGGGTATCCTTTAACCTTCCCAGTTAAACTGATTACCTGCCCTTCCCAGCGACTGCAAGGGTCTGTTGCTCCGTGTGAGCTTATTTTCACTAAATCCTGACCGTTTACTAAAAGCGTATTTATATAAGTTTCCCTTGCTATGTTAGCCATAACGGTTTTTACCAACATATCAAAATATGTTGTTGTAGCCCAACCTCTTCCAAGCCTGTCAATAAATTTAAATTCTGGGATTAGTTCTTTTTGTTCTTTTAATAATTCTTCATAAGCCTCTTTGTATGATAACCCTTCAACTGAGGCTTTTTTAAATGTTTCTCTTGATATTTCTCTTAGTTTTTGTTTTGTTGCTGAAAGTATTCTATCTGTCTGCCCTGCAATATGTTCCATTGTATCGGCAATTGTTGTTTGTACTAATTGCTCATTAAATTTAATTGGTATTTCTAATTTTTTAGTCTTTGAAAAAGCTTCCATATGTTTAAAGGCTTTTTCAGCTTCTTTTTTAGCTACAAGTTCTATTGCTTTTTTTAATTTACTTGTGGCTTTCTTCTCAAATTTGTCAAGACTATCACCAACATTTTTAAGTATTTCTGCCTGTGCTTTTGCTGTCATATATGGGATTTTCTTCGCATCCTTATCGAGCTTTGTATAAATCTCATTGTAGGCGTTTTCATAAGTTTCAACAATTTCTTTGCTATATCTGTCATAATCTACAAGTGTCGATTTACCAGCATATTCTTCGAGAAAATCCCTTACCTCATTCATTTATTACCCCTACTTGTTTTCTTTCTTGGCTTCCTCTTGTTTTTTTGTAGCTTGTTTCTTTACTTCTTCTTGTTTCTTTACTTCTTCTTGTTTCTTTACTTCTTCTTGTTTCTTTACTTCTTCTGCTTTTTTAGCTTCTTCTTGTTTTTTTGCTTCTTCGGCTTTTTTAACCATTTCTCTACGCATTCTGTTAAAACTTGCTAAACCCATTTTTATCACCTCATTTGAATTATTAAAAAAGGCGTTGGACTAAACCAACGCCAAAATATTGGGAAATAGACAATCAAAAAAATAGGAGGCTATATGAAGTCAAACGGCTTGCCTAACCGTTTGTAACAACCTTAACAATTCTGATGTTCTTCACATCATATACTCTTTCCCAGTTAGCACCAAGAGCGAGTTCTGCGTTTGTTGGTGAAGCACCAGCAACACTTGAAGCAGTGAATTTAATTCCTCTTGGGTGAAGAATAAAATGTCTTCTGTGAATTAAAATATCCTCACCTGCGAGGCTGTCCCTATCAGTTTCTACTGGCACAGGTGCGCCACCTTCACCTCTTGCTACTGCACCTTCGCCGAAAAGGTAAGTAGTATATTTGTAACCAGAAGTAGCACCAGCAACAACTGGTACGCCGTCATCAACAATAACTCTCTTACCCAAGAAATATGGGATTTGTACTGCATCATTGTTTGAGCTTGCTGGTAAGAAGTCAATTAAATTTGCCTTTCTCCAGTTGTTGTAAACAGTAGAATGAACAACTACTGCTGTGAGTTTATCCTGTGCATCGCCCAACAAACCTTGTGCGTCTATAAAAGCAGAAGCATCAAGCAACTTACCTGAAGTGTTAGCATCTTCGCTTGCTATATCAAGCATAAGTCCAGACATAGAAGCAGAAGCAAATACGCCGTTTAATGCATTAATAAGTACTTTCTGCTCTTGTCTTGCCCAGTAATTAGCAACAAGACCAGCAATCTCACCCATTGGGTCAGCGCCTGATAAAGCTTTTGCAAGGTCGTTTACCCCCCAAGCCTTACCTCTCATAAGCAAATGAGCAATGTCTTGTCCAGTTGATATGTTGTTTACTGTCAAAGCACTGCTGTCTGTTAGTACTTCGTCATCGCCAGTTAAATCTTTGAAGAATGGCATATTGATAAGTTTACCACCACCACTTGCCAAAGCATTCATTTCTGCATCTGGGATAACTATTCCTGATTGTATGAGGTTTGAAACCTCTGCTGTTTTTTCTACTACATAAGGCGCAAACACCTCTGGTATTATAATATCTGCGATTTTAGTTGAAGCCATAATTCTTCCCCCTTTTTAATGTTTAATTTTATTTTTTGTCCATTGCGTCAGCTTCGGCTTTTAGCCTTTTAGCAAGCTCTGGGTTTTCTTTCCAAATCTTGCCTTGTTCAGTTAAATTGAAGTATTTTTTACTGAACGGATTTTTGAAGTTAGACCCGCCAACTCCAGTTGTTGAGCTTCCAGCTCCTACAATACCACCTTTAAACATAAAGGCGTATTTTTCGTCTTGCTTCATTTCAGCAATTCTTTCCTTAATGGTTAACGGCTTTCCATTTTTGTAATTAATTTTCTCTTGACCGTTTTCATAGAGTTTAATTACCCTATTGCCGTTTTCATCAATTTCAATTTTTGCCTCTTGCATAATTGTTAGTTTAATTACTTCTGGGTTAAATGCTTCGGCTTGTATAGCCTCATTAATGACAGCATTGCTTAAAATCATATTATTAAATTCAGCTTCAAGCTGTTTGTATTTATCTTCATAATCCTTTATTTGTTTAAATAAAGTTTCTTTCTCTTTGTTAAAATCCTGCAACATCTTTTCTTTGAGTTTGTCAAACTCCCCAGCTTTTTCTAACTTCTCTTTTTCAATTTGCTCTTTAAAATCCCTGAGCTTTTGATATTCTTCTGGGTCTATACCATCGAATTTTGCAAGCATTTCTTCATACTCTTTTAGTTTTTTCCTGCGCTTTGCGTTTTCTTCCCTTAGCTGTTTGACATAAGCCTCTGAGTAAGTTTTTTCTCCCTCATCTGCATTATCATCAATTTCCTTTTGCAATACCTCAAGTGTTGCAAGTTCTTCCTCTGTAATATTGCCTTCTTTTTGTTTTTTAAGTAATGCCTCAAGCATTTCTTTTTTAGTCATCTTTAACACCCCTGTTATTTAATTTTTCGCTTTCTAAGCGTCTTTTTATTTTTTTTAAAGTAATTTGATTTACTCTACGCTTCCTCGTTATCTGAGCTAAAATTTAAAGCCTCACGAGGTATTTTATTGCTTGGTTGTAACAGTATTATCAAATGGGAAAATCTTTTCCCCGTTTTGTACCTCTGCCGTCTTGTCCTCAATTTCCTTTATAATTATATTGTAAATTTCTGGACTAATTTTTGGTAATGCTTTTTGCACTATCAACTTCTTAATTTCGTTTTCAAATGTTTTGGAAATATCCAACATAGATAGTTCTTGTGCTATTGCAAGCTCATCGTTTAAGCTCTTAACGTCAAAACTATCTGGGTAATCAACAGTATAGTCAATGCCAGTTAAACCATTCCACAACCCCCATATTTCTATAATTTGTCTTTCTGTTTTCTCAAGTATGTCTGCCTTATCTGCTAACATCTTGTTTAATTTATCAAAATCGTATGCTTTAGCAACACCACTTTGGGATGCTGTTTCAGTCCCCAATTCGTTCTGCACCCCAACACTTGCATACATTTGAACAATCTGCTGTTTTATTGTATCCAAAATCAACTGCGCTTGACTTGCGTCTGGGCTTATAAACTGAGGTGGCTGTGAAGCCTCAGCACTGTATAAAAATGCCCTCTTAGTTGACATAGTTAGAAATTGTTTTTTTAACTCCTCATCGTTCTCAGTTAATACCACTGCCTCTACTGGGATTATTAATTGGCTGAATGTTTGGTCATTAATGATTGTATCCAACCTGCTCCAGTTATTAAATATTGCCCTGTCTAAATAAGCAATATCATCAATTAAGCTTGGAGAATAATAATAATTGTCAGTTTTCTCATTGTTAACAACCACGATTGGCACTCTTTTTAGGTTATGTGGTTCTCCGTCTATTTTGTTTCCTGTTTCATCGAATAGAAACCACTCATCTCTTGTCCATAACCTATATTGCTTAACTACATCACCACTGCTTTCAAATGGGTCATCATCATCCCTTTTTCTTTCTTCTATAATTACCCATTTGACATTATCATCTTCATCAAATGCTATGTCTAAAACGTCTTGCGGATATACGAAATAAATATAAGGTCTACTTTTAAGCGTATCTATTTGAGTTCCAGTTCTCTGTTCTTTGGGTATTGCCATCTTATCCATCATAATATAGCCTCTACCCAAAACATAGGTCATAAGCGAAACAAAACTCATAAAATTGCTCATTGTATCGCCTTTGTTAGTTACATTATTTAGCCAATCCTGCAACAATGAGTTTTTTGTATCTCTTATGGCTTGCTCCTGAAATAAATAACTATTATAAATATTCACAATTTTCTTGACGTGGTTTTCCCTATAAGCCCTATCTTGTCTTTCTTTGTATTCCTCTTCGCCTTCTTTGAAGTATTTGAATAAATGCTTTTTTACAAAATGCTCACCGCCTCTGTACGACTCGAAGAAAAAATTCCAAATGTTCACATAGTTATTATATTCTGGGTGTCGCCTATCTACTATATTCATCGTTTACCTCTTATTCTTCATAATCATAACCATCTGGTAAATGGCTTGCTGGGATTTGTGTGAAACCAACTATTTTTTCTTGTTCTTTGGCAATCTTTAATGCCTCTTTCCATTCTGAAAAGAATTTAGCCAAATCCCTTTTGGCTTTTTCTTCGCTTTCATAAATAAGTGTTTCATTTGTTATAAGGTTTTGAATATACATAACTTGCATAATGACAAACCTGCCCAAACATTTAACATTTAATATTAATGATAAAGGTAAAACTGTATTTGCCGTATCTTTAAATTGATAAACCACACCAACCCCCAATAAATTATCTACTTAGACCAAATGGTTTTAAAAACCCTGCATTGCCAAATCTTGTAAAAAGTGCATATCTTAGAGCGTCTGGGGAATGGTCATTTTCTTTTAGTGGTTTGTCTTCCCCTTTTTGCTGTGCTTTTGTATCCCAGCAGTAACTACACATTTCACTTATTAGATTTTGGCATTTTTTATTTATCAAAATTCTGCCACTACCCAATAAAGTACTAACAAACCTTATTCCATCCAAAACAGAATTATCTGCTTGAATTACATTAACCCCCCTCTTTTTTAATGCTGTGATAAAACTTAATGCTGACGGGTCAGCATAGACAGTAATATTGTTTGTGTATTGTCTTGCGAAATTTATAAAATCATCTGCGTACTCATCATCAGTTTTTTGTCTTTTAGTCCTACCATCCCAATAATATTCATCATTAACGATAAATTTATCTTTGTAATTGTTATATCCTATACTAAGAAATACACACGGGTTGTTTGTGCCATAGTCAACGCCAAATATGTAATTTTTGAACACTTCTTTTTCTGGGAGTTCTATAACACATTTTTCTTCATCAAACATATCATAAACAAGCCCGTCTGCTAAAACCCATAAACCTTCAATAAATCTTTTATGCCATACGCCAGTATATTCTTTCTTTAAATTTTCTACGTATGACTTGCTTAATGTCAAATTATCGTCTAAAACAAAATGAAACCTTATTAAATCTAATTCCCCTTCCCTATCTAAATAATCCTTTTTCAACCAATGATAAGGATTATCTGGGTTAGTTGTTCCAAATAACTTTGCATTCGGCAATGATAATCTTGATAGAGCCATTTTGAAAAAACTCTCTGGGTATAAACTTATCTCATCTAAATAAGCCCCTGCCAATGTTATCCCTCTTATTTTTTCTTGGCTTCTTTCATCATTTGCCCCTGCTATATAAATAGTCTTATTAAACAGCCTTCCTTCACCAATCCCTGAATTATAATGAAATTGGCTACCGCACATATCTTTTATTACGTCCAATATATTTCTTTTTAGCGTTCTTTCGGTTTTACCCACCATTAAGAACTTATCATACCTGCTATGCTTTATATAACCTAACCAGCGAATAATACTTGCTATTGTCTTTCCACTTCTGACTGAGCCTTCCCAAATGTTTATTCTTCTGTTTGAATACTTAATACTGTGTAGCTGTTTATCACTAAATCGCCCCCATTCAAAAGCCATTATTAACCACCGTTGAAATTCCGTTTTTATGTTGTTGTAATTACTTGCAGATTTTATTGATTTTTATTGATTTTTCTGTTGCCTTAGTTATGGCAACACTTAGTTGTTTTTCTGCAACACTTCATTTAGATTTGGCAACATATACAATTTTATGTTGCCTTTAATGTCTACTCTGTTAAACCTAATTTCATTTCATCTAAATCTTCTAAATCCTCAAGTGTTTCCATTTCTTCAACAGTTGAAATATCATCTTCCCAGTAACTCTTAAACATATTTACTAATTCATCTATTGCAGATTTATTATCTGATGTTCCTTCTAATGCTTTAATCCCCACATTTTGTATCATCTGTACTGTTTCCATTATTCTTCTTGCTTCTATTGTTGGTAATTTCTCATTTAATTTGTTGTTTTCTTTATCAATGAGTTTATTACCTAATATCTTTAGAAGTCCTTTTGAAATATTAAAACAGTCTTTAGAAAAGGTGATATTTTCATCAACCATTATTTCTTCTTTCTTTTTGTTTATCTGTTTATTTATCCTGTTTTGTACCATTTCCTTTTCTACTATCCAATTACCTTCTTTAGCCTTTCTTGCAACTGAACGTAATGAGACGTTAAACATTTTTTCTAAATCTCTATATGCTGGGTATGTTACTCCCCCTGTTTTTTTGTCTTTAATCCCATATATGTAAGCTCTCTTTATTTCGTCCCAGTTTATATTTCTCCTCGCCATTTTAACCCCTTTTCAATTCGCATTAGTAAGTAAATTTCTTACCGCAATGTTTACATTCCATTTCTCTTTTTATATCTTCTGGACTCACTATATTGTCGATTTCGTTCCCCAAATTAACATTGTCAAAACTGAAACCTTCTAAAACACCAGACTCACCAAACTCTGTAAAATCTGGCATTTCATCCGTTATAACCCTTTCAACTGTATCCAATATTTTTTCATCAAAAGGGAGTGTATCTAATAAATTATCCTTTGGAAAAGCATCAATTAATTCTTTTATGATTTCACTTAATTGATAATTGTTTGTTTCAAATTTTGTTTCGTTAGTTTCTATTGCTATTCTTTTTGCTATTGTTTCTGTAATATTACCTAAATTAACGCAATATGCTTTACTGTAACCCAAACTACATAAAGCATCTAATCTATGATTACCATTTATTACTTCAAAATAACCATCTGGTAATTCCCTAACAATTAGATTTTCTATTTGCCCGTTCTTTTTGATATTATTAATTAGTTTATTTAATAATATTTCATCATCTTTCTTATAATTCCAGTCTGCCTTTTTGAGTTTGTTGACTGGAATTTCTATTACTTTATACTGCTTCAATTTAACCCCCCACAATGAGGACAGATAATCCCACTACTATCTTCTCCCTTTTTTGACTTACTGGGGATTTCTATTAAATCAGCGTCTTCAAAATTGAAACTTTCTAAACCTACAAAAGCGTCTAACTCAAAATCTTCATAAGGGAAAGTATTTGACAAATCAGTCTTCCCAAAAGCATCAAACAGTTCTTTTAAAACACCACTTAAAGCCTCAGTATTTGTTTCAAAGTTTGTTTCGTTAGTTTCTATTGCTATTCTTTTTGCTGTTAATTCGTCAATTTCGCCTAAATTAAAAACATTCACTTTTTTAATATTTAATTGCTTACAAGCCTCTAACCTATGATTTCCATTAACAACCTCAAAACTCCCATCTTTGAGTTCCCTGACAATTAGATTTATTACTAAGCCGTTATTTTTAATATTGGCTTTTAATTTCTCTAATAATTTGTCATTATCCTCTTTATAGTTCCAATCTGCTTTTTTAAGTTTGTTAATATCAATCTCAATAAACCCTTTTAGTCCCATTTAATACCTCGTTTTTCCCAAACCTTTGTAGCCGTTTCAATCATTTTTATGTACTGTTTTGCATTATATAAATTTTTATATGTGTATTTTGTATGTTTGATTATCCCATCGTGTTTTTTAATTTTAGTACGTTATAATTGACTAAATTATTAAATTTGCCGCCCGACAACCAACTTGTGCTGTCAACAGAATAAAAAGGGTAGCGAAAAACCACATCTTGCCCTGTCATACCCCAACCATGTATTTTCAATTTTGGTTTCTTTTTCATAATCAAAGAAAAGCATCTGTCTAAATGAGCAAACAAGACGTTCTTTCTGATGGAGATAGAAACAAGCCCACCTAAACCAATATAGTCATATTTTTCAATGTACTTCTCCAACCAATATATATCACTTCCAAGATGGTATGTAGGTAATGGATTAAGCCCTAAACTTTCTAAATATAATTGGTTTTTATCTGTTGATTCTGCATCACCAATCACATCTAAATTAGCATATATTTTAAAATGTTGTTTATTCTTTAGTAAATGTTCACCATATTCCTCAACGTTGACATTTGCTCTACCTGTATATACAGAGAAAGCACTGCTATCCAACAAAACATCACGCCCATTAAAATCTAAAGTTTTTTTATTTTTTACTTCTAAATATGCAGTCAGTACGCCAAAATCTCCATCTAAATATAATACTTCAGGGGTGCTGATACCGCCTGCAAAATATAATTTCATACTTTACCTCGACATTACTGGGTCATTTACCCCGTTTCGTTCAAAAGCAGTCCTTCTCATATAGCAAGGGGCACAAATACCACAGTGTTTTTCACCATCCCCATAGCAAGACCAAGTGAGTTCATAGGGTACATTGAGCCTCAGTCCTTCTTTGACTATTTCATATTTCATCATTCTTGATACGGGATGCAGTAGTTCTATTTTTATCCCATTTTGTACAGCATAAGGTAAAAGAGAATTAAACCTTATTGCGAATTCTTCCTCATTATCTGGATAAGCACCACTCTCTTCTAAATTACCACCAAACGCTATGTAACCAAAGCCGTGTGTTTCTGCATAAGCAGTCAGTATTGAGAGCATAAGCAAATTTCTTGCTGACACCCAATCCTCTGCATATTCAGCACCTTTAATACCGTTGTTTTCTGTGTTATAATAACCTTCTACAATTGACCCACCCATTACATTGGGCATTGGTATCAAAACATAGTTAAAACCACCATATTCTGCTATTTGCTTTATTCTTTCTACTTCTCTCTTCTCAGCAAGACAACCGTATAAGAAATGTGCGAGTGTTACATCGAAACCTTGCTCTTTTAATATGTAAGCGACTGTTGTGCTATCTAAACCACCAGAACAAGATACGATTGCTTTATTACTTTGTTTACGTTGCAATTCTGCAAAAGTAATTTTACCACCTCTTATGACAGCACAACTATAAGCTGGCATAGCTACCGATGGATAAGGTATCATATATCCTTCTGAAGCGAATACAACACCTTCATCGTCCCAGTAGTAATAGATAGGTTTATAGTTGCACGCCGCGAATAGCGTATCGCCTCTAAAAAAAGCTAACGCATATGAACCTTTGATTTTCTCTACTGCTTCTTTAAATTCTTCCACTGTTGAATCTTCTGTAATGTCTTTAAATACCAGTGGTAGAACCATTGAATCAACAGGGAAGTCGAAAAAATCTTTATCATTTGCAATAACACCGTTATGCACAATACCGCAGTAAGGTTGTAAATACTCTTCTTTTGTTACTGCCTCTGTTGTGGGGGTTGCACGAAAATTACCAACAACTTTTTTTGCATTGTAAATAGATGTATCAAATGGTGTATTAATATCAACACTCTTAAATATATCTCCATCAGCTTCTAACCCATAACCATCCCTACCTCTACTTTTTGCTTGAGATAAAATATATTGGGCTTTCTCAGTAGGAATATTCTTATTCCACCCGACAATTGTACACATTCCCATCCCCCCTAATATCTGGCATGTAGATTTTTCTATTTATTGACCAGACTCATAAATTCTTGTCTGGTTGTTTGTTCGTCTTTAAAAACACCCCTAACAGCACTTGTAATCATTTTTGAGTTTTGTTTTTTGACCCCTCTTGACACCATACACAGATGTTGAGCTTCACAAATTACCATTACGCCTTTTGGCTCTAAAACTTCATTCAATGTGTCTGCAATTTGGCTTGTCAATCTTTCTTGAATTTGCATTCTTCTGGCAAAGACTTCAACAAGCCTTGCCAATTTACTCACTCCTACAACTTTGCCATTTGGGATATATCCAATTGATATTTTACCAAAAAATGGTAATTGGTGGTGTTCACACATTGAGTAAAATTCAATGTCTTTTAATATCACCATTTCATCACAAGCCCCGTCTTCAAAAACAGTACCTAAAATCTCTTTTGGGTTTTGTTTATATCCTGCATAAAGCTCGTCATAACTTTTTAAAATTCTTTTAGGTGTATCAATCAAACCCTCTCTTTCAGGGTCTTCTCCTATAAACCTTAATAATTCTTTTATATTTTCTTTTGCATTTTGTATCTCACTCATACTTTCACCTTCTAACTAATCTCAAGTAATTTATGTAATTGCATTGATAAAGACAAAAAAGGGAACACTTTTACCAACTCAATACAAAACTCAATATTTTCTTTGTTTAATTTATCTTTATCTGCTTCTGGTTGAACAAAAACATAAGACCTTTGCATTAATTCAGTATCTTCTGTTAGTTCTAAAATATGGACTATTGGTTGCCCTCTCTTAACAACAAATTTATACTCTTTAACAAGAGGGTGTGTTACAATATTTACTGTTTTTGGGCTGTAAGTTATCCAATCAGCACTGGCGATATTACCAAAATCATAACCGTTCGTTTCAACTGCTACAAAATACCCTTTTGATTGTAAAAACCTAATTAAATCATTTAAATCTTGTAATGAAGGTTCTCCACCAGTTATAACAACAAATTTTGAAGGGAAATCTTCTAACATATCTAGAATAGATTCTTTGTCCATTTCCCTATAAACTTCTTTATGTAATGGCTCATCACAAAACTTACAATTTAAATTACAACCATAAAAGCGAACAAAAATTGCAGGTGTCCCAGCTAAAGCCCCTTCCCCTTGTATTGAATAGAATATTTCGCTTATTTTGTATCTATCCACAACATCCTTCATAAACTAAAACCTCACTATATATAACTCTATTCAAATCAATATCCCTTGCATTAACCTCACATATCGCACAACCAGTATCAGTTTCGTGAACAATCACTTTACAAACATTTAACCTCAAAATATCATCAATATATTGAAAAATATGTTTTGCCATATTTTCGGCTGTTGGGTTATATGGAACAACCATATACCTGTTATTTAACTCATATTTTCTATTTGCTTCTAATAAAGGCTTATCTATATCGCTAATTATCAACGAGTGGTCAAAAGCATCAATAAAACTATTTAACTGTTCTTTAAGTTTCTTGAAATCAATTACCATCCCAGTTTCATCAAGACTGTTATTCTTAATAAAAACCTCTATCTTATAAGAATGACCGTGTATTCCCTGACATCTTTTGGTATAAGCTCCTAACACCCTATGGGCAGTTTCTACCTTAAAAATTTTCCTGATTTTCATAATGTCCCCATCCGTTTAAATAAAGTGATTTATTTTAAAATTTGACACAAAATTAATGTTTTTATTTACTATATACGAAAAGGCAAACTAAAATTAATAATATACTCATAATAAACAAAAAAAATAAATTTTTCTATCCCTATTGGGATATTTTATTTTTATTGATTATTATCTTTTTCATATGTAAGCCTATAACGATATTGTTCATATTCTTCCCCTTTATAGTTAGTAAAAATAATTAACTGTTTTTTAATTTTATGGTGAGGTTTCTTGTTATTTTTAAGCCAATTACTAAATTTACGGAATAAACCAATATCATCAAATCTATAGAAATAACTGAAAAATTGTTTTTTTCTTCTCCTTCTTGTTCTTATGACTGGGGTATATATTCCGCTTTTTCTGTACCTTCTTAAAACATCACGAATATAATTTTTTATGATTTTATTCCAATAAGTTCTGAAACTTGCCAGCTCTGGCTTATACTGTTGCTGTGCATCCAAAAGCTTTAAGTGTAAATCTTGATAGACATCATCATAATCAATATCTATTTTATAATGGTTAACAAGCTTGTCATAAACACTTTTAATGGTAGCTAAAATCCTGTCGTCCATATTTAATATACCTTCGCACCAATAAAATTTTCTATTTTTTCACGTAATTCTTCTAATGTCCCATTATTTTCAACATAATAAACATCTGGAATACTGAAATCCAACCTTTCGCTGTTATGGTCTTCATTAAACTCTAAACCCTGTTGTAAAGCCCTTTGTTTTCTTATCTCTGCATCTGCGCCAACAAATATAAATTTAAAACCATACTTTCTCAGCATTTCAATTTCGTTTAGATACCTTATGTCATCACAGTATAAATTATCACACTTGGCTTGTTGTATTTTTTGCTCCATTAACTCGACAAAAATATTTTCCCCAAAATGTTTTTTTGCAAGGTCTGAGAACTCTTGCATAAATAATCTGTGTTTTGGTTTATCTAAAATCTTTAATACTGTATAAATAGGGTCTGCAAATTTTATTATACAGCCCCCGTATATTTCTTGTATGATTTTTGCAACTGAACTTTTCCCTGCACACTGTTTACCTATTATCCCAATTTTCATATTTAACCCCCAATTATTTTAAACTTAAAAACGCCAATATTATAAAAAGTATTACAGCCAAAACAATTACGTCTAACATATCTTAAACCTTGCTTTTTCTTTGACTATCTTCAAAAACTCTTTGTAGGGTAATTTAGCAGTGTCAATTTCACCTTGTTCTTTTTCAGTAGTATCAACTTTACTATCTTCAAGTGCCTTTTCTTCAAGTACCTTTTCAATGATTGTAGGACGAATACTCTCCATTTTTTTCGTGTCTTCTGCGCATAAATTACTCATACAATCTTTACAAATAATATCCCATTTGCTTTTCCCTGTTGAATAATCTGTGTATTTAGTCCCAAAAATGCTGTCATCTTTTTTTATTTCACAACCACAAATATTACAGTGTGAATCAAAACGTGCAGAAAATTCCTTATACACATCTGGGTATCTTGTAATCCCTTCCATAGCCGACCCCCTTTATAACTCTTTTTGTTCCTCTTGTTCTTTTCTAAGCCCTATAATTAAACTCTCTGAACTACTAACATATTCCCCAAGTAGCTCTTTTTTCTGTGTTACATCTTCCCTACTAATTTCTTCATTAAAGCACGTTTTATAGTACTCCCTTAAATCATTTAATTTTTGCCCAGATATTAGTTCTGCCAAAACTACAAAATCTTTGAAAATTGACTTAATGACACCTTCCTTTTTACCCTTCTTGGAGATACATTTATAAACACATTCAGCGCCTGCTGGCATAAATGTTACTATGCCAGCAGGAAGTTTATCTGAGTACTCTACCAAATTATTTTTCATCATCACTAATAATCTCAAACCTAATGTTGTTTCCATATATCACCCCCTTAATATATTATATAAAACATTTTATTTTAATGGATGATAAAAATTAAGCACACTTACTATAACCACAACTCAAGCACTTTTCACAACCTTGTTCCTTTACAAGTGTATTTTCTGCACATTCTGGACATTTAGCCCCTTTCTTATGATTTAATATGTCTTCCCTGTCTTCCTCATTAATTTTTGGCAAATAATGACTTAAAACCCTTTTCATTAATGCAGGCAGACTGTGCATTGTAAAAGAACTTTTCTCTGCATCATCAATTATCTCTTCAACTGGATACCCAAGTCTTAATAGTTTGCTTTGGAGTCTGCAAATATATTCCCAATCGCTTTGCCTGTCATAATATAATACAGGGTCAAATACGCCGTTTTGGTCAAACCCTGCCTTTTTTGGTAACTTTGCAAATATCTCTAATGGGTTATTATCCTCATCCACGCTTACATTTACATAAACTTTAGTGTCATTTTTCCAAGCTACTCTATGTCTTTTAGCGTCTTCTATGTCTAATAATTCTTTTTCTACAAGATTTGTTTGACTATCCTTTACTTCAACCTGTTCCATTTTTGAACTGGTTGTAAGCACACTGCCAACAACATTATTTGGTCTATATGTTGTACAGCCTTTTAACCCCAACTTATACGCTTTTTTATAAACATCTTTGAAGTCTTCATATGGATAGTCAGCAGGGATATTGATTGTTTTGCTAATACTGGTATCAACCCAATTTTGTAAAACTGCTTGCATTTTTAAATGCGCGTCAACATCCAAATTGAGTGTTGTTTCAAAATAATCAGGAAGCTCTGCATCTTCCCCAAACTTCTCTTTATAAAGTAAATAAGCATAATCCATTACCTTTTCACTTCTGTAGGTATTATCTAAATTTCTTACTTTCCTTTCGTATTCATAGGAAAATATTGGTTCTATTCCACTACTAACATTGTTCATAACTAAGCTAATTGTTCCAGTTGGAGCAATGCTTAATAATCGACTATTTCTAATTCCATATTCCTTGATTAAATTTTGCACGTCTTTATCAAGTTTTTGAACTAAATACCCCGACAAAAATCTTTCATCATAATAAGGGAACGCCCCTCTTTCTTTAGCAAGTTCAGCACTTTTCCTGTATGCTGTATTAGCAATAAATTTCATTACGTCCCCAGCTAACCTTCTACCGTAAGCACTTGAATATTTTGCTTTAAGCATAACTAACATATCAGCAAGTCCAGTTATCCCAATCCCAATTTGCCTTTTATTGGTTACTTCTTGCTTTTGCTCTTCAAGTGGGTAGTAATTTATATCGAGTATGTTATCTAAGCCTTCAACAAGTAATTCTGTTGCCTCTTCGATGCTATTGTAATCAATAGTAGCGTTATTCTCGAATGGGTTTATAATAAAATTTGCCAAATTAATTGAAGCCAAATTGCAACTACCATAAGGGGGCAGTGGTTGCTCACCACAGTTATGAACTAAAATATTATTGGCAAAAAAGTTGTGATTATTTTGCACAGTAATATCAAAAACTCCCTCATAAGAGCTAAATTTTACATACTCTACTTTATCAATATAATTTGAAGCAGTTTTATAGTCATATACAATAACAATATCTCCCTCTTGTAAATCCTTTGCTTGTTTATAGAAAATTTTATTAGAACCCTCAATAGTTGTAGCAAATAAATGGTTTGCCGTTGCTCTAATATACTCTCCACCTTGTGTTTTTATTTTAAACACTTCAGCTTGTATTTGTGTTAAACCACCCCAAATAACTTTCTCATAAGATATTCTATTTTCTTGTGTGTTAAATCCTAAAACTTTAATGTCATCTACGTTATATAGTTTAACCACTTTGCTTAACGACATTTTTTTAGGTGTTCCATTAACAAGACAATATAAAGAAGTATCCCCAGTCAAACAAGGGTTTGTTGCCTGTATATCTTCGCAATAGTATAAATTATTATTTTCATTAATTGTATCTATAAATAAAACTCCGGGCTCTGCAAATTCATAATTTGACTTTATGATTGTATCATACAATTCTCTTGCCTTAACAGTCTTGTAAACTTTTACCTTCCCACCTAAACTAATCCATTTATAAATATTCCCATCCCACTCTTTATTATATCTTTCTTTGTTAGCTTCGTAATCTGGGAATACTAAATCCCAATCTTCATTGTTTTCTACTACTTTCATAAACTCATCGCTAATTGCAACACTCAAATTAAAATTACTAAGACTGCCATCACGTTTTGCTGTAATGTAATCAAAAATATCAGGATGCCAAACATTTAACGCTGATAACTGTGCCCCCCTTCTCGTGTTGCCTGATATTATCGTCCCACATACACTATCAAAAATCCTCATAAAGCTGATAACACCTGAGCTAACCTGCCCACTTGTAGAAATTTCAGCACCTTTTGGTCTTAATATAGAGAAGTTATATCCAACCCCACCACCTGCTTTCATAGTGAGTGCGGCTTGTTTTGCCGTTTCAAGTATTCCAGCCATACTATCAGAGAGAATTGGCAACACGTAACAATTTGACAAAGTTACATTTTCTTTCCCAATCCCAAACATAATTCTTCCGCCAAAACTAACTTGGTGTTTAATAAGTTTTTCAAATAAAGCGTTTGCCTTTAATTCGTCATTTGTAAAAACACCCCCTACTATTGCCTCATAATATTCCCAGATAGTTTGTTCTGGGTGATGTCTATGTTTCTGTTCCCAAATTTCTTTTGATATATTTTGTTTAAATACATTATTTTCATAGCTTGTTTTTATTTTTTCTACTGTTTCGTCGAATTTTAAAATTGCCATTTCCCACCTCTTATTGATATTCTAAACGTGCTTCCTCTAAACAATTTTCACACGGTT